TTAAAGACTTCCTCCGTAGGAATGTGATACTTTATTTTGTTACTTTGAAATAAGCTTAACTATTTCCGCTCTTTCTCTCCTCCTCTTCCTCATTCTCCTTCGGTCACGCATGACCATCTTTCTTGCTCTTCGATGACTCGCTCTAATCTCTTCCTGAGTATAATAAATCTTTTCAAAATCGTTCCATGTGACGTCAGATACGGCCGGATTATTCATATTCTACCTCTTTCTACTGAATGACTCTTTTCAATTTTAGAAAATAACGGATTCACAGAAAGAAGTCAATGAGTTAAGTTCCGTCATTCATCGCTGAACCCCACGCAATGTAGATACAGCCGGTGCCGCCTGTTCCACCAGAACAATAGACCGAGCTCCCACCACCACCAGAACCGCCATTGCCAAGGCCATTTGTTCCGGGCTGACCACTGAGTCCAGTATAAGGACTTGCTCCATTTCCACCAGTGCTGTACAAAACCCCATTAAAGCCGGTGGTGCTTTTGTGAGAACCCTTACCGGCAACTCCAGTGGAAGTAGTTCTCCTACTTATATTATTTACTCCACCGCTAGTACCATCAGCACCATTTCGCCCTCCAATTCCACCGTTTCCACCTCCGCCACCGGAACCTCCATCGCCGCCAATAAAAAGACAACTATTATCAAATCCGGGGTATCTCCGTATAGCCATTCGACCATGCTGAGCTCTTATTCCGGCAAAAATTGTATCACACTCGGGAATATACTCTCCTCTATAGTATTTACTCCAAGTTTGGCTATTGGCACGGTTTAGAGGAGCAGGAACTACATAGCTAAGATTTTGTCCGGGGGTGACATTTAGATATCCTGTTTCAAAATATCCTCCACCGCCGCCGCCTCCTGCTCCATATGAGTTAGCACCGTTGTCTTCTCCCTCTCCACCTTGCCCAACGATAATGTAACGAATTTTACTCACCTTGTCCGGCACGGTCCAAACACCTGCTCCTGTCGATAGAGTCACAGAGCCACTGATACCTGTCACAGTGATTTTTGCACTTACTTTCCCCTCGTCGTACCACCGACCGTCTTTCACAGTGACATAGCTGTAGGCTCTTACAAAAAGCTCTCGTTCTTCCAGTTTCGCCGTTTCATAGTGCACGTCGGCGCTGTCATACACCATAAAACCATCATTTTCATTAGTCGGCATACTTCCGTACTTGAAGACAAAGTGCACTCCGCTCCACAAGCCCCTATCCGGTTTCGCCCATGTAAGCCGGACTTGTCTGTGCGCATACATGGTTAAGCTAAAATTTGAGATACTAGCAATTCCGAATAGGTCTATCGTGACCTTTTTCAAAAAATCTTTTGTCATAAAAACAATTGCGTTCTTTCCGTCACCGTAAGAAGCAAACGGGTTTTCCTCTCCATGCTCCGCTTTCATAGCTTTATAATTACCTGCGGGTAAAGGCATTCCCACTCCCGAATCTCCCAGTTTCAAATAGGTATAATTTTCATCTACTTGGACTCCCTCGCCCCGGTTCTTTCCTCCGGCACCGCCGAGAGGTATGAAAACACTACTCATTACTTACCCCCTTTAGTTTTACTTTGAAATCTTTTGTAGGCTTCTCTGCTGCACAGTAAAATGTAATATATCCATCTGTAACCTCTGCACTGGTAATCAGTCCTGCCATCTCGTCATAAGTTTCTATTTCCGTTGGGCTGGAGGTCTTTGTATGCGCCTTTCCCATAGATACGGAATCTGTTGCTTTTACGGATGGGACAGCTACCTTCTGGCTATATGGCGCAGAAGTACTCCAGGCATTAGCTGGAATGGTTACGATCGTCTCTTGATAAAGGGCGTTCACACTCTTTGTGATGGCATTTACATCGTTTGCCCCGAAGGGAGTGCCCTCCTGAGTGTAGGATGTTGCGTCGCCGAGGCTTACGGTTCCGTCGCTGTTATTCTCCATGCGGAACTTCCTCTTTGTATACATGGCGTCCTTGTAGTCTGTTTTTAGGCTCATACAAGCTCTCCTTTCGTTCCTAGTTTAAAAGATAGCCTACGCATTCCTTCCTCTCGTCCTATAAAATTCCGGTAGATAAGAAGGCAAGCATTTTCTATTCGATTCAGTTCGTCCCAAGTGATAAATGGCTGGTTTTCGTAGAAGGTCTGCCTCTCCCCGATAGTAAAAGGGAAGGTAGCGGAGCAGATTCTATCAAGGTTAGATTCAAAAGCGTTTATCTCATCAGCATAGAATCCGTAGTCTTGATAGCTTTTATCCGCCCCCATTTCTGTAAAAGGAAAATCCGACCAAAGGACTACTGCCTTCTGCCGGATCTCGTTGATGTTTCCCTTTATTCGGTTATAGTCTTCTACATTGAAGAAGTCTGTACTCTTCCAGTCTGTCTTAGGTGTCTTCCACAAAAGAAACCTCCCTTCTCGCCTTTATGCTTCCGGATAAGGCGCCATTGTAATTCAAGGTATGATCAAATACCCGAAGCATTAGCTTATCTACATATTTATTCTCAAGATACAGTAAATCGTTGGCCATAAGCCTTGGTTCTCCTCTATAGCTGAGACTGTATTCTCTGTCGGCTTTTAAGTAGTTCCCTACCCAGTCTAAAACATCAGTAGCAAGAGCTATATCCGATATCAAAGGATTCTTCCATTTTTCCCTTCTTCCGACAAGATTCAGTTCCTTCTCCATAGTATAGGTCTTTACTAGGTATTCCTTGCCATTGACCTTCACTTCTTCTCCGGATCCGGAGTAAGAGAACTTAAGGAAGTATGTTCCTGTCTCAAGCACCGACACTGTTCCGGATGTGGACTGTACTGTGCAGCCATAGGAAGGATTGCTAAACTCTGCAAGGTATTCTCCCGGCTTAGTGCACTCCACTTTAGCAAGCTCCTTTTCTCCCTCTGTGCTGTCAAGGTATTCCGTCCTTGTAAGCTCCAAGGTCTTTACAGATTGAAGTTGAGTGCCTAAAGGTGTTTTGGTCAGTTCCCTGCCGTAGCTTAATTCGTAGTCCGTAACATTTCCGAAGCTTACCCCATTAAGGATAGCCCTTCCTTCGGTTCTCGGAGGCTCTTTCTCATAAATCAACATCTTATCAAAAGGTTTAAACTCATGAGATATGATGAAGTCCCGGCTGTCTACTTCCAGAGTAAGCGTTTCAACGGGTATTCCGTTTGCTGTGGTATCTATCCCGATTACTCTGGGGTAGGTCTTTCCGAATTGCAGCACCATGCCGAAGCTTGAAAAGACCGCTTCCATCTGAACACTGACTTTTAGTTTATCCTCCGGCACATATCCGATATCAACTTTCCCACTTCTCGGTAGGAAAAGGCTTGTTCCGTCTACCTTTGTATAGTCTTCATTAGTAAGGGAATAATCCTTTAGAGGGAGATTTTCTAAAATCTTGTCTCCGTTTGAAAAGTAGGCTTCTGTAATTCCGGTACTGGTCATCCTAGGAACGAAGGAAGAGCGAATGACAATCTTTCCTTTTTCATCCTGATACAAAAGACAACGTCCAGCGTTGGAAAGAAGCTGTAAGGCTTCTCTGTGCGTTACTACCGGAATTGGATTCTTTATCTTTACGGTCTTAAGGTACTCATCGATGTAAAATTCTCTTGGATCCACTCCTGCATCAGTAAGTACATCGAGGCAAAGATCATATAGGCTTATCCCCTCCGGACGATACAATCCTTTCCTATACTTTCCGGTAAGACCGGAAAGAAAGTCTATCGCGGTAAAGCTCATCTTGTCATCATCAGAGGACCACTCCTTAAGCTTAAGTGTCCCTATTTGAAGCCATTCGATCCTTTCCCCGACTTCTTGCCCGGTAAAGGCCTGTACCTTCTGGCCAAGCTCTAGGAAGTTTACGGTACTCTTTTCATTTTCTATATCATAAGCCCTGTCTTTATTGTTTACGCTCAGCCTAAAGTCAATTGTAGGGAGCGCCTCCATGATGGGGCTGATATGCTCTTTTTTACTTGCTGTTAGGATATTCCGTTCGTTAAAGTAGATTCCTATTCCCATAATGATTTCATGGATATGCAGGAAGGCTTGTCCGTTTACCATTCTCTCCGGATGGATAGTAAGAGAAGAAACACCTTGGAAAACATCTTCACAGACATACTTTCCGGCATTATTTCCCCGCACTTCTTTCCGAGCGTTATCGGTAGTGATGGTAAAATCCACCGGATACGCTTTTCCAAAGTCTATAGTAATTCCTCTTAAATCGTAGGGAATGGGAAACGCAAATTGCACGTCTCCCATGATATCTTTCGATACAATTCCCTGATTTAGAACGCAGTCCGCTTTCTCCCTAGGAAGAAAATACATCCGGCCGTCTACAGTACTGTAGTTCTCCTCTGTAGTCGCATAGAGGGCATCTACTACATAGTTATTAAGAGGCTTTGTCAGATTGCTAAAGTAAGCCGTCTCAGAGCTCACACGAGCACTACCCTGTGCCTCTTGATTAATAACCCCAATATTTACCCTCATTAGGGTATGCCCCCGGAGGGGCTTTTTCATTTCTTCTTTGTATGCACTTGTTACTTGAAGCATAGCCCCTCCCGGTTAATTGATTCCACAGTCTACAATGTTTACCTTGCAGTCCCGATACATAGTCGGCAGTCCTGCCTTATCGAAAGCTATCGGCGTGGCTGTTCTATTGCCCGGATACATCCTAATCGTCTGAAAACGGTTGTGGACCATATCGGGGATTTTAGCGACCACTACGAACTTATCAAACTCCTGCAGCATATCTGCCCAAGTCTTGGCATCTAAGCTTTTCCACTGCAAGGAGTCAAACTTGTACTGGTCTCTTCCTACCTTCTGTCCAACGAACTCGCCTTTAGCATTCTTTCCGGCTGACACATTGGTAGCAACTACAAGAGTGCCACCAATATCCGGAGCCGGAAATTCTTTTCCGTTGATTGTTATCGTTGCCATACTACCCCCTTAAGCTGTATCCGCTTCGGCCTTCCAAGTCGGTAAGTCTCTGCTTTATCTCTCGGACGTCCACATAGACTGTTAGATCCATAGCTTCAATCTGCTCAGAGATTCTGGACAGGAATGCAATCACCCGCTCAAGCAGTTCATCCGAGATCCCGGTGTTTGAAGCCAAGCTGACTGCCCGATTAAGAAGTTCCTCCAGTTTGTTCTCCGGAGCAACAACTTCACCGTAGTGCCGGTTATCTCCAATCATGGCAAGTTGAGGCGTATTTGCCTTTACAAATCCTCCTTCTGCAAGCTTAGGAATGCTTATATTATGGATAGTAGGAATGTTCAATCCGAAGCTGTTTCCACCGATTTCAGGCACCCAGTCAGGAATATCAAAGCTGATTGAGTTCAAAGCATTAATCATTCCGTTGATTGCGTTTATCACTCCATTGGCCATAGATTCAACGCCACTAAGAATGGAATTTATTACTCCTTTAATCCCATCCCACATTGAAGTGAATATATTAATCACCGTAGTTTTTAATTCGTTCCACACCTTGTCCCATATGGTTTTTATGGAGGTCAACATGGTCGAGATATTATCTCTTACTCCCGTGATGATTGTGGTTATAGCTGTTTTTATAGCGTTAAAAATGGTTACCACAAAAGCTTTTATTGCATTAAAGATTGTGGAAAAAACAGCATATATACTCTGCAATATAGCTCTAACAACGCCTAATATTACCGACAGGATTGTTTTTATAAATCCGGAGATAGCATTTAAAATTCCCTCGACTATTTGTTCGATGCCGTGCCACGCTTTATCCCAATCACCTGTAAACACACCCACTAAAAAATCGATTATTCCGGTAATGATCTGTATTAGTCCGCCAATAGTGTCCGCAATTGATCCGACTACTGTGATGACTGTTTCTACTATGGTCTGCAAAATCGGTAAAATTGCCGGCAGTATCGTTGCAATAATCCAGTCTATAAAGGGTTTGAGTATCCCTTCCCAAAATGCCTTTAAATATTCGGCAACTGAACCGATAAACTCCAAAAATTTATCGAGCAAGGGCTGTATGTGGTCCTTCATTAGCTGGCTGAATCGTTCTCCGAGCTGCTCTAGTACCGGTTGAACGTTTTTATTCCAAAACTCCAAAAATTTAGCACCTGTGTCGGACAATCCCGAAGCAAGAGACTCGAATAAAGGACCTACACTCTCGTCATAAACCTCATTCGCTTTAGTAACAAAGCTATCTACTGTTTCTTTAATAGATCCGGTTACGGTCTCAAAAACAAGGAGGATTCCTTCAAGGGCCGTTTTTATGCCGTCTTGATTCTCTATGAAGGGTCTTGTGAAGACATCAAGAATATCTACTCCTGCTTTAGCAGAAAGTTCGGTGACGCCCATATAAGCATTAGCAAATATTCCGATGAGATTTGCTGTTACTTGCTGAGCTGTCTCTCCGCCAAAAACAGAGAATATATTGGCTACAGCCTGCGCAAAATTTCCTTGGATTTCTGCCGCACGCGCTGAAATGTCGAACATGGAGATAAGAAACTCTTTAATTCGGCCGGTATTCTGTTCGAGGTATAGAGCAATCCCTCCAACTAGATTAGTTGCTATGGTAATCCCTATAGAGACCACTGCCCCCGCCATCTGCCCTAGCGCGTACGCCCAGCTTTCCATCGCTCTGTTAGCAGCACCTAATACCTCAGGGTCTGTAAATATATCCGTAAGACTTCTTCTTATGCTTTCAGCAGCTTTAAGCAAAGGCTCTAAGGACACGTTACCCAGTCCAGCTTGAAAGCCCTCCATAAAAAGGTTCTTTAACTCGTTGACCCTATCAATCATGCCTTGAAGGTGTTCATTAATTTTGGCAGTTCCTTCTTCCATCGCACCGGTATCGAAGGACTCCACAGGGAAGTCTGCACCGCCCCCACCACCTTCTCCACCGCTTCCGCCTCCGGAGGAATCGCTCTGATCGGGAAGGATATTGAGTTCGTCAATGCCAGTAGTTGCACTCTTGATATCTTTAGCTGCCTTTTTAGCCGCTCCTCCTGCACCACCTAAAGCTCCGCTTGCTTTATCTGCGCTCTTTGCTACCGCATCCGTTCCGGCTGTTACACCTTTAGGATTGATAGCAAGCTTCGCAGTGCCTCCTAACATGGAGAAGAAGCTTTTTAAGGCGTTCATGGCAGTCAGGATTCTACCGATTAAGATGTTCAGCATCCTAACTACAGGACTAAGCACGGCAATGAGTCCGCTACCTATTGCAGCCTTTAGGCTGTCAAATTGCAAGGCCAAAAGCCTTACCTGATTAGCCCAGCCGTCCGATGTCCTCATGAAGTCACCTTGGGCCGCTGAAAGCTGGTCTTGCACGAATTTAAACCGGAGAGCCACCTTCTCCGCTTCGGACATAGATTTAGTGGTCTTGCCAAAACCATTGGCCAAAGCAAAGGAGTCCAGAGCGCTCTGCGTCATCACTACACCCAAAGACTTAAGGCTTTCTGTTTCTCCGGTAAACACGGATTTCAGCTTGGTATAGGCTTCGTCTTGGCTCATGTTGTAGAAAGAAGCTACGTCTCCGGCAAGGCCGGTTAAAGCTGTGGCCATGTCATAGGCTTGTCCCTCAGAGAAGCCAAAGGCCTTACCCATTGCGCCGAAAGTACCGGTAAAGTTCTTGGCCATTGTTTCAGAAAGACCGAACTGTGCTGCAGCATTCCGGGCAAAGTTGTCTATCTGCTTATTCATCGTAGGAAAGACGGTATCCACTACGTTTTGTACTTCAGCCAGATTAGACCCAAGCTCTACGCATTCCTTTCCAAAGGATATAAGCTTTCCTACCGCAAAAGCGCCGGCAAGCATTTTCCCGGCATTAGTGGCAAGCTTCGTTATACTGTTTAGACCGCTTTCGAACTCGCCTTTATTTAGGACTAGATCTAAGCCTACCTGGCCAACACTATCCCCCATTTATACCTCCTTTCCTACGATAAAATTGAAAATAAGCTCTTTTCCAACTGTCTCATCTCTGCTTCGTACTCTTCTTCAGACATCGTTTTACAGCGTCTCTCCTGCCACTCATCGTGAACTTTCTTCTGATATGGTGAAAAGCGCTTTATCGTGTCCGCGTCTGTCTCACTGCGTATCGAAATGATTCTTCCAAGCGCGGTTTCCGCGGATAGACCGGATAAAAGGGCAGAAAACTCTGCCCAGTCAACGGTCTTAAACTCTTTCGTAGATAAACGAATGCCGTACTGTGACAGGAAGCTGGAAACAATCAAGTCCCAGTCTTCAAACAGGTCATAGTACGGCTCACTACTCTTTTTCTTCTCTGTCTCCGGTAATAAGCTCAACTGCCGCTTTAATCACAGTAATGAGGTCAGAAAAGTTCAGCTTTAACTTGGAGATCTTCTCCCTTGATTCCTTCGGGAAAAGTGTTTCGTAGGCCTCGTTAACTTCCTTCGCACCTACATCTTCAGAATTCATAAACTGCAGTACCCTTAGCATGGAGGGTGCATCGCTGTTTACTTCAATCTCTTTCCCCTTGATGATTAAGCAGTTGTTCTCTTCGAAGTTCAGTCTGTCCGTAATATCAATCTTCTTCATGAATTAACCTCCGATTCCGGGGGTAGCCGGTGCGGGAGTAATCGTCGGCTTACCGTAGCACTCCGCATCGAACTCCAAAGCGTCGATTCCTGTGGTATCTCCACCGCCCGGTGTGGTTACGCTAATAACTACAGGGCAAGAAAGTTTTGTACCGGATACCATAGTCCACTCAAACTGTGTCATTACATCTGGCCCAAACTTCCATGCGAGATCTGCGATATAGTCGTTCGCCTTGTCTCCTACACATCTCTTTCCCTTAAACTTAAAGGACAACTTCTTACCGGTCATAACCGCCTTAGACCAGCCCTCTGCATCCATTGCGAACCAGTTTTCGACCGTTCCGTCAATCGCCGGAGCAAAGTTCTCAAGGTCTTTTGGCGTTGCCATGTCTTGCGCCTTACTGTCCATACCCTTAAGGCCGAACTTAAACTGATTAGAATGCACCGGATATACTTTTCCTGCTGTTTCTCCCATAATCATTTCCTTTCATAAATCACATCAATCCAGATAACGAACTCATAGACTCCGTTATCGTCAGTTCCTACGTCCTGTGGTTCCGGTACTGCTAAGGATAGGTAGCGAACCACGGTATCCCCTATCTGAAATGCTTTGTCTTTCGACTGTAAAAATTGAAAAAGCTTTATGGCTGCGTCTTCCGTCTCCACAAAGCTCTTATTCCAATGGATTAACAAGGATATTGGAGAAATGCCGTAGCTTGTATGCTCTAAGCCCCCCAAGGCCTTAACAGGTATGCCACTGGACTTCCTGTGATAGATTCCAAGGGATTTCTCCTTTTTGTTATCCAACTTTCCGATGTAAACTTGCTTAAAAAGGTTGGTTTCCTTTAGTAGCTGTTGAATGTATTTTAGCGGCAGCACTAAACATCCCCCCTCTCCTTGTAAAACTTCATGAAGGCGTTCTTTGCAAAGTCTTCCTTCTCTCCGCCCTTCTCCCAGTCCTCGAACCATTGCCCTTTAGCGTTGGGGTTCTCGGATGTGTCGAAGTTGAATTCCGGATGATAGTAAAGCCTTCTTGCGTATGGTGTAGAGTGCACAATCCTAACCACGCCTCTATCCGCATCAGAATCGTCTACAAAGGCCGCTTCATTCTGCAAATTACCGGTTTTAAAGGGTACTACTTGGCTTTGTACTACATCGCTATGCACAGCCTCACCTGTCATTGCAAGGGCAGTTACTGCCGCCTTAGAAAGCTGTTGTATCCTCGGAAAGTTGATTTTTACCGTGCTTGTAGCCTTCATTACTTTACCTCCAGCCTGCAGTAGTTCACCGTACCATCTGGATTCCTTGCTTTCATGCCATGAACGATTTCTCTTTCCTCGGAAAAGACCATTACAATTCCTCCAGATAGGCTTGGGAAATTCTCTGCAATGTCTCCCGGGAAGTAAGCTGTTCCGGTACACTCCACAAGCTTCTTTTCTTCCGTGAAAACGGTTTTTACGCCGTCTTGGAAGTTACAAAGAAGGTTTAAATCAAGGGAGCGTTCCGGCTCTCCGTCTTCCGTTATTTCTTCGCTGGTTAAATGCACCTCGATAGGAACCTTACAAAGGCTTTTGGGAACTAAACAAGGATACTTCATACTTCCTCCTATATCGCCTTACAGCACAGCCCTGTTTGACAGAGCAAAGCGTAAAGGGAGCGACTGATGGTCACCCCCTTTTCAATCATTACCTTCTCACTGGAAGATAATTTCACGCTTGCTCCGTTAAGGCTATATTCGCTTAGCGGTGATTCTAAAAATTCCGCGTTATCGTGTTTGAAAAGGACGAGCTCTCCAACTACCTCTTCGATAATCTCTTTTTGAAAGTCAGTGAGATGCTCAAATCCTATTCCACGAATGCGGTTATAGCTTAAAGTATCAATATCCCTACTTGCCCTGTTTAAAAGCTCGTCTATCTCGTCTTCCGGAACTTTCGTACCGTACCTCTCAATAAACTTTGTTTTATCCAGGTAAGGAATCATCTTAGTTACCTCCGTCCTCTACAGCTACGGCTTCGGTTCCTTTATTCTTTCCCTTTCCTTGGGGCTGGGCTTTCTGCATCTCTACTTCGAGCTCTTCCAGCTTCTTCTGAAGCGCTGCATACTCAGCATATGGCACGGTTTTACCGTGAGACGCCTCTAAAAGCTCTCCGTCATCGCCGTAGATGTCGAATCCCTGTCCAAGGTAAAATCCCTTCTGAGATTCCTCAATTGTGTACTCTTTGTTTTCTTTTACTGCTTTCACAATTCACCTCCTTAGTGCTTAGTTACGTGCATTGCACAGCCTGCAACCTTTCTCTCAATCAAGAAGAGATCCCAGTAGTTTCGATTCTGATACAAATATCCGTCTGCGGTTCTGGAATCGGTTCCCGGAGTGAAAAGAGAAATGTAAGCGTACTTGTCTCTTGCTACTACGCAAGAAGGATGCACCAGAATGAAATTAATCTGATCTGCATCGGCAGCGGCTACACATCCGTCAGTGAAATTGTACTTGGTCTTCATGCGTCCGGAAGGAACCATCTTGATGGTTACATCATCCAAAGAATGCACATTTCTATTTACCGCATTAGCGCCGTTTACAGTGATTACTCTCTGGATACCATCCGCTTCCTTTAGCAGCTTGTTTACGGTCGACGTAACATAGAGGATTCTTCCATCTACAGGCACTCCTGCGTCATCCATCTTGGACATCTCCTCGTCAAAGACAGCTAGAATATTCTGCGCAGTAAGAACAGTAGTGCTGTCGATTCTGCCGTGGAAATTAGTAAGCTCTGTATGAAGCTTAGAGATGTTGTAGCAGTCCTTCTCAGGGATTGCCTGTTCGGTCTCGAAGGCGTTCTGGATATTCGCAACAGATAAAGCATGGTTTGTCTCATCGATATCCATCGGATCCACGAAGAACTCGATGTCTCTATCGTGGGCAAGCTTCTTCGGCTCCCAGTCGTTAGAGATAGTTCCGGCATTGAATCCTGCGGTTCTCGTGTGGTCCTTATAGCCGGACAAAGTAAGGCGAGGAAGCTTGATAGTCTGCGCATTAAGGAAAGTAATCTGCGGATTACTGTGCAGTAATGCATCAGAGCAAAGCTCCTTCTCATACTTCTGTGCCAAAAACTGTGTAAACTGTTCTGCGTACTGATATACTGCCATGTTTAAAATTCCTTTCTCCTATTTAGGATTAACTTAGTCCGAAGGCTTTCTTTAGCGCCTCCGATTCATTCTCATTTTTGCTATTGCCATTTGCACCTACGGCTTGGAACCCCGTAGCCTTGGTATTAGAAGCCTTAAGCTGTGGGATATCCTCAAGCACCTTAGTAATCGCCTTCTTAACATCCTCTTCCTTAAGCTCCTTTCCGTCTAAAGCAGTAAAATCTGCCATCTTTAGAACGTAGGGAATCGTTTTGGCGTCAAGCCCTAAGCTTACCGCTTGCATAGTGGCAAATTGCTCAAGCTTTGCTCTCTTAGCCTCTTCCTGTGCAGCAGTAAGACCGCTTTGAAGAGTAGCCAAGTCAGGCGTATTCTTCGCCTTTTCCTCTTTAAAAGTGTTAATCGCCTTTTCTACCTCTTCCTGCGTAAGGCCTTGCTGTTTGAAATAGCCTTTCATGGCTGATTCCTCTGCCGCCTTGGTTCTTCCCTCAATAATCTGCGCGAGCTTGTCATAATCAATCCCCGGCATACTCTGTCCGTTCTGATTCTGAGACATTCCCTGCTGATTATTAGGCTGCTGTGTTCCTTGTTGGGTTTCTTGACCCTGTGCATTGTTTTCCATATTCTCCTCCAGTTTTATGTGTGTCTCACAATATAGTTTCCCTGTTTTTCCAAGGTGTCTCCTCGTAGTTTTACGCCTTCGGGCAATATAAAAAGCACCGCCCTATGGACAGTGCTTTAAAGCGTGATATGATGAAAGAAAAAAGGAGAAAAAGCATGATAGACCCTACTTCTAAGAAAGTACTTCACTACCTATACAATCTTCCCGATTTTACTTTCGATGTAAATAAACAACTAAAATCCCCGGACTTTCTAAGCTGGGATTCCTTCTTATCCTGCCTTGAGTACCTTGAGCAGGAAGGCTACGTCCGTATCACCCGAATAGGCGAAAACCAAGCCTTTCTTTCGGCAGTCCTCACTCACAAAGGGCGACATTTTAGAGCCTTCAATTCCATAGCGCTTAAAAGATACTTACTGGACAAGTGGATTGATTTAATCGCTCTAATTATTTCAATAATTGCCCTCATTGGTGCCTATCGTAATGAAATCAGTGAGTTAATACACCTATTAATGCCAAGATAGACAGGATAAAGGCCAGCTTAGAGAACCAAGAAAAATCTCCCCAGCTGTCCCATAGCTTTTCTTTCTTCATAACTTCCTCCTATTTTACGATATGAATAACCTCTTTCAGCATTTCTCCGGCTTTCTTCATGAGGCTGTTCTCTTCCAGATACTCTAAACCTTTAAGTGTAATCTCCGGCCGTACAAGCTTGACCTTCGGATAGCTTACATCAAACGACTCCCATGCTTCCCCTCCGGTAATGTACCCTTCTTTCAGGAGCATGGCCATAAGCCTTGACCACATCGGAAGACTGATTCCCAGCGCCTCCGGAGAAAGCAGTTTTCTGGCCCATTCTTCCGAGTCCATAGCCTTATATAGGATAAATAGAATCCTGTAAATCTGTTTGAATTGCTCCATAGCTACTCCTTTTAAGGCAACAAAATACCACCGAAGACCGGTGGTAGATTAATTTTCTTTTATGATGCCCTTCTTTTTGAGCTCTTCAACTTCTTCCTTTGTTAAGGGGATCCCGACGATTTTTTCTTCTTCCCACGCTTTATACTTGTCGGCAAGAAGTTCTTTATACTCTTTTTTCGTCATGCTATCACCTCCAATTCAATCAAATTTCCCTGCCTTGATAATACTTTAAAAAGGGCGTCTTTGTCAATCAATAGCTCTCTCTGATCTGGGAAATGACTCAGCCCCTCTATGTAAGCTGCGCGGCTTCCACTTTTGACATATAGAACAAATTCAAATACTCCTTTTAGCGCCCCTCCTCTTCTTACAGATGAACTAACAAACTGTTTTATCCTAAAGTAACTCCCTGTGGGGCTGCCACTGCTTATATCAAAAGAATCTCTTCTGTAGGCTATAACATTGTGTGTAAGTTTAAACTCAGCTATTCCTTCTGATATTCTATCAGCATGCTCTTTCAAGCTCGGATTTTTATCTATCTCTCCATCTCTAAGCAGCGTATTCAGGCGCTCAAAAAATCGGTTAGGCTTCGCATCACCCGGATTAAAGCTGTACTTCCTTATCGACTGCTTTTGAGCCTCTGATAAGCCTTCAATCCATGCTTCCGCATCCTTCCTGAGCAACTCCACAACCCTTTCGGGAGAAGTCGCATTGAACGACGCAACATATCGTTTATAGTCTGCATATTCTTCTAATGACATGTTACCGGTCTTGTAAAACATATGTTTCTTTAGCAGTCTCGCTCTTAAATCGTACTGCTTCTTATTCTCCGGATCCAGTGAATACTCTGAAAGTCTTTCATACTTCTCTACTTGGTACTCAATCCGCTTTTCCTTTTGCTCTCGGTTATAGTCTTCTGCTACCTCCTCAAGCTCTTCTTTAGTCCACTTCTCCTCTCCGGCATGAAGTTCCGGGAAGTAAGTAGTGTGGCTGTCTTTGCAGTTCGTCACGGATGGTAAAGACCCGCGCCTATCGCACTGGATAGAAGCGGATAATCACCATCATTTTTACCTCCTCCTGACCAAACATCGTCTATAAAGACTTTTCCAACAAAGGGAGCGCACTTCGGGCAAGGATTGCCTCTCTTTGCCAGTATTACCGTAGTAATGCCCCACTTCCTTCTCTTCTCCCCTTCTCCGCTAAGATAGGCTCTCTTATTTGCAGTCCTTACCGCCATTCTTGCGTAGTTTGGAAGTGTGTGTCTGGCACCGTTCTTATACTCTACGCAATTAAGGCCGCTACTTAGCATACTTTTAGTTGCCATGTCTACCGCTTGCTCGTAAGTACCGGCTCCGCTATTTGCATAAACCTGTGCATTAAAAATGGCCTTACGATACTGATCGTCGGCCATACGGAGTATTGCTGTTTCTGCTTTAAGCATATCAGCCTTAGTAGCTTTGATTAACGCTTCCAGCTTTTCCTTGTTAAGTTTAAAGAATCTTCCGGTTAAGGGATTCATGGTCTGCCTAAGCTTTGCGCCCTTCTTGGCCGCACGAAGTATCTTCCTTTCCTCGTGCATTCCACCTGCAGCATAGGACTTCCGGATAGCTTCTTCTATCTTGTCATTGATAGCTAAGAATCTTCCGGAATACTTTTCTTTATTGCGCTGCCGATAGGCTCTTAGGCTTTTAAGCTGTTCGGCCTGCCACATGGTCCACTCTTTCTCTTCCCTGATTTCCTCAATGCGATGCCGCCCCATGTTTCGAATCATGGAAGCAATGAGTTCTTCCTCAATTCTGTCAAGGGCTTCTCCGATGTCATACGCCATTCTGATGCACCTTAAAGCCTTGCAAGCGGTAAGTCCTGATTAACTCTTTCAGCTTGCTCTTACTCTTGCAGTCGTCCTTTCTAAGCTCTGCCATGCCGTCTTTTTCCAAAGCATACACACCGAAGGGCACTTGCTCAGACGCCAGCTTAAGCATCCGCCTGTATTCCTCCCGGCTCATTTTGTAGCTGTGGTTTAATATTTGGACTACCATCTATTCCCTCCTCTACTGAAAAGTCTGGCTCTTCTACGCTGGAAATGCCTTGCTCCTCTTTTAGCCTTGCAACTTCTTTCTCTTTTTCACTGCTATCCATAGTGTCTCCATACAGCTCATCTACACACCTCTCAATGCTCATGATTCCGCTCTGTCTAGCTTGAGCGATTGTTTGCACTGCGGCTTCAAAAGAGGGATTCGCATATTCTCCGAAGGGGATATCGACCTTTACTTCTTCAATGCTCTCTCCTCGAAGGACTTTCTCCGCATTGATGCACTGCTGAATAAGCTTCGGTATCTGCTCTTGAATAGCCTTTACGATGCTTGCTCGGGTGTATAGCGTGGTCTTCTCCTTCTCCCGCTGTGCCTCTGCATTGTCCAGTTTCTTCGTGTCAATCCCCAAAGTAGAAGGGCTGATAATTCCTTGCAGGCAAAGGTCTAAGGCAGTGATGTAGGAAGCCATGTAACTGTCATGAGGGATATTTGGCTGCGTTACAGTGATCGCATTCTTAGCACCCTCAGAGATGTCGTCCGCTCCGGCAATGAATCGGTTGTCAAAAGCATTGGGCTTTAAAAGCATTCCGTTATTCGGGTCTCTTGGGATAAAGCTTTCAGGAACATAGGTCTTAGACCGCCCTGCCCTCAAAGCGTCCATCCACTGACTCCATGCTTCGTCTAAGGCATCGAAGGAATCCAGCTTTCCGTCATAGATGGAAGAACCTCTTCCTTCATACTTTGCATTCTCGTAAATCTTGAATGGTACGGCCATCATCAGGCTTTCGTCAAAGGTCCAGTCCTGCACGTCCTCCGGCAAAGGATATTCCTGCTCGTTCCTGTACAGCTTATGCCGGATATAGCCTCTACCGTAGTGCGCATGAAGGACGCCGCCTTCATCCCAAGGAATCTTAAATATAACCTCTTTTAGTCTTCCGTAGCGATAGACGAACTCTACACGCTCGCCCGGTACCCACTCGATAATCGGATGCTCACTCTCTGCCGGATCCAGAATGATACGGAAAGCACCGTCACCGACAACAAGCGTGTCCTTTAAGCAGGTGTCCATTAAAGCTTCAAAGTGGTTTTCCTCTTCAATCTCCTCCCAGAGGTTCTTCTGGATATCGCTGTCAAACTCGAAAGCATTCATATCCGGAAGAACGATGGCGCTAAGCATTTTTACGATTAATCCGGGAAGCCCTGTATGGATTTTCCGAATCTCCATGCCCGCTGTAGGCTTTGCGCCCCAAAACTTCTGCGCATCGTTTAACATTCTGCACTGCTGATACAGCTGCTCCAGTTCGTTTCCGTCTGCTCTATACCATATTTTGTTTCGAATGGCAGCCGTCTCAAAATCCATGAAGCTTTGAATCGAAACATGATAGGGGCTTACAGGCTGAATCTGTAGCCAGTTCTGTAATCCTTTTTTAAACTTATCTGTCATACTCTTTATCCATCCCACTGTTTATCTCTCCAATCAGCTTTCTAAACGGTATCCAAGCATACTGTGCGGCGTTTATCGTGTGATCGTGTCCGTCCTCAGGAATGTCTTTATCTTCCTCCCAAGAATAGCTATTCAACTCTCTGATATGCTCCGTGCACTCCTCGGATACTAAATACTTCCCTTCCGCAAGCCAGCCTAGCTGGAAGTTGATTCTGTCAATGATACTTACTTTCTTGTAGCTGTTTACAAAGGTATAAAGGCTCCCGTGGTTACGCTTAAGCTTCTTAAGCTCTGTAATGGTCGCTTGGTCCGCTGAATCAATGAACACATCTCTCGCAAAGCCGTAGTCCTTCCGGCAGGATTCCAAAAAGGCTATAAACTTTACAGCTGTGTCCGATGGTGCTAGAGGCTCCTGCCTATCCCTGTTGTTGTATACGCATTCTCTTAGCACTATGCAGCGCTTGTCCTTAGTAATACCTAAGAACATCATGGCTATAGTGTCTTCGGAATGAGAAGAATAGGAGGTATCCAGCCCGGCGGTGAACTTCACAAAAGGATTAATGCTATGCGGAATCTTCGCAATCTCCTGTCTGCTAAGTACATGGGTCTTCTCATCAAAGTTAGAGAAGACAAGGCCTGTAGAGCGACCGCGTAAACCTTCAATCTTGTTTTTCCATATCTTCGTTCCTCTCGGTGTGTTCCTAATAATCTGATCAAGCTTTTCTTTTGATAATCCCAAATTATGGGTAAAAGAAAAGAACCAGTGCACCCAGCCGGGCTTCGGTTCTTTCACTAAGCAATCTCTTATTTCTTTCGGTGTTTCGCTTTCCCACTCAGGAAGAGGCCTCGCATGGTCCACATACTCGGAATAGACCGGAAGAGAAGGATCGTCAGGGTTCAGTGTTCCCATCATGTAGTCGCAACGCATTCCCGCCTCGCGGATAAAATCAATGTCCGCCGTGTTTATCTCATCGATGTAAAGGCATCCGTACTGTCCTCCTAATGCTTTCTTCCACTTCACCTTATCATCGTAGCCTAGAACATATATCGTCTTATCTCCTCCGCTTGTGTGAAAAAGAATGTGCGGTATTTTATCGTCACTCGTACCGTTACCGTTGTATTCAACAAGTATGCCAAAGTCGTCTACAATGCCGAGATCCTTGTTGATGATATTCTTTTCTGCTGTACCAGTATCTTTTGCTGCTATGATGTGAAGCTTCTGTTTACTGCTTGCGACTTTCGTCATGAACTTAAACAAGCCTACAGTCGTCTTTCCTGCGTAGGTCGTGCCTTCAAGAAATTCTACAGAAGCGTTGCACCGGAGGAAGGCCTTATACTTATCCGACAGGATAAGTTGCCCGGTACTCATGAATCACCGCCGGCACCTAACTGCTCTAACAGGTTATCCAGCTTAGACTGCTCAGCTGCAATACCGGATACCTCGACCTTATCCTTGAACAAGCCGAATCGCTTACCGAGTAACTCGGCAGCCCTCAGCCTTTCTTTTTCGTCCGGCGCCTTTTTAAATCGTCTTGCTTCGGAACAGCCGTCTCCAAGTCCTTCGACTACTACAACCTCTGCCGTAGAATCGCCACGCATTACGGAAGTTAAGTATTCCATCACCTCTGTAGCTGTGGCCATGCGGTCGCTACTCATGCTCGCGAGAATCGGTTCGATCGCCTGTTTTATTTTAACATTCTTTAACAGCCGACAAGCCGCCGCTCCGGCAGTCTCATCATTCTTCACAGTAGGATATGCAACACGATAAGCCCTCGTGCCGTTCATATCAATCAGATATTCTTCAATAAACTTTTTCTGCTTGTCTGTTAAAGTATCTTTATTTTTCACTAAGGCTCATCCCCTTTCTTAGGATTCTCCTTCAAGGTATAAAAATTGAAGCCACCTATCACTAGGGATAAGCGGCTCCGTATTGGTTATAAAGGAGGTTATAAAGGCAATGTATGTTCCGACACTGACTCCATTATTAGTATAAAACGAATTTTCCGAATAAACCGAATTTTCCGAATTATTTTTCGCTTTTTTCAAAAAATTTATCGTGAATCATGATCCTCACATAATCTTCAGACACATTCCCAAGCTTTCTCGCTATCCATCTCCAAGACCTGTCCTCTTTGTATCGGCTCCTGATTACAAAGCGAAGCCTGTCATCCTCCACGGACTCAATCCATTTCTCCGTTCTTTCCGCTCTTCTCTTCATCTCGGAAAGCTTTTCGAGCCTCTGCTCGTAAAGTTCCTGATTGAATCCCTCAAGATGGATAATGCGCTTGAATCCCTTCGTATAGTCGTATCCGTAGTCGTGGACCGTTTCCCCGCACATCTTTTCAAGCTCCTCCGTAAGAAGCTTAATGTCGTACTTTTCTTTGCTGTACTTTTTAAGTTGTTCTTTAGTCACGCTTCCCTCCTAGCCTTGCCTTTAAGGCTCTAAGTACATCCTCTTGATTCTGCCCCTTTTCAGAGAGGGACTTTTTAATATCATGGTCTACCGTATCCGTACAAAGCAGCTCGTGCACGATAACCGGCTTTTCTTGCCCTTGCCGGAAAAGTCGAGCGTTCGCCTGCGCATACAGCTCATAGCTCCAAGGTAGTGAGAACCAAATAATATGCCTTCCGCCGTATTGGAGATTGATTCCGTAGGCCGTACTTGCAGGATGGGCAAGTAAGATATCAATCTTCCCCTTGTTCCAGTCTTCCTCATCCTTAGGGCTTTTAAACTCTCTAACCTCTAAACCGGATTTCTCCAAAGCCTTCAGGATCCTATCCTTGTCATGCTTGAAATT